CTACCATTTCCTTCGGAGTGGCGACAAATGGGCGGATTGGCTATTAAAGCAAGCGGTGAACTAGATAGAATAGATACTTGGGGCATACTTTGTGATAAGCAACGAGATTATGGTCCAAACAATATCGCTAGGTTTGGACAGTCTGGTCTACTACTCCGTCTCCACGACAAGGTAGCAAGACTTGAGAACTTGATTTATAATGGCAAAGATGCAAAGAATGAGTCTCTACACGACACCTATCTTGATATTGTGGGCTATTCAGTTATTGGACTCATGCTTTTGGATGAGACTTTCTTCAGCCCCCTAATGGCTAACTAAACTAGTATTGCCAGAAGATCAGGTTGTTGCGGTATCATATATAGAGGAAGTGACCTTTTAGGAGTGATACGATGCCAGAGCCAATACTGTTCAGAGATAGAGAACGTCGGCGTGGGCGAGGAGACCGTCGGCCAAGGCGTGCGGGTTTACTTACGAGAGTTCGTAGGCGTCTTGCTGATGCTTTACGTCGTGGTGCAAGCAATCTTCGTGGGCGTGCTGCGGCTAACCGTGCCCGTAACAACAGGTAACTAGTTAAGGGTTAAACATGGCGCTGATAACTGTTTCAGATTTACAAACATACATGGATGTTGATTTCACCAACACACAGGAAGATGCTGTGACAATGGTGATTGAGGGCTTGCAGTCTGAACTGGAAGCCTATCTGCGCCGACCTATTGAGCAGGGTTCTTTTACGGAAACCTACAGAGTTCCAGAAGTCGGCAGGGGTATTGTTAACCAACAGTACTACTACAACTATCCAACGAACCCAGAGACCACCCTGACTTCACCCGGTATTATTTACGCTCCTATTTACACACTATATTTAGATAACAGTCCTGTAATTTCAGTGACTTCTGTTTCGATTACTCCTGCTTCTGCGTCTGCTACTGCTACAACACAGGTGGCTGAACAAGACTTTATCACTAGGAAGTATGGAATTGATCTTTTTAACGCATATGCAAATGATCAGATTACGGTCACCTATACCGCTGGCTTAGATGGGCCAAACATTAAAGTGTTCAAAAGCCTGATGCTTCGTGCCGCCACGAGAGAAGTGCAGAACATGCATGATGATACTGTCGGCTTGAAAGATTTGACGACTCGTAATGTTGCGCCCCTAGAGACTGGTTTCTCAGAAAGAGAACTTCAGAGTATTAAGAGGTACCGCCGAGTAAGGGTGTCTTAATATGGCTAAGATTGGAGTTAGGGTTACTAAGGTTGACACTAGCCGTCTACGGCGCAGGTTTAAGGCTATGGCCAGAAGGTCAAATAACTTTAAGCCAGTTTTTAGATGGATGATGCAGCAGTTGCAACAAGCCCACAGAGAAAACTTTAGAACTGAAGGTGCATCGTCTGGTTTTCGTTGGCAACCACTTGATCCTCAGTACGCATCGTGGAAACTTGAGAACTATGGGGCACAGGGAATTTTAGTAAGAACAGGTGACTTGCGAGATAGTTTAACCATGAACAGTGCTAGAGGTTCAGTTAGAGACATTGGTCTTAGAACTGCATACTTTGGTACAACGATTGGTTATGCAAAGTTTCATCAAGCAGGTACACAAAACATGGCTCAGAGAAAGCCACTGTTTGTTCCGCAACTTATGGCACATGATGTTGCCAAAGCCACAGGTGAGCACATTGTTCACGGTTCTGTGGGTCAAATTTATTCGTTCTTGAACAGGGGGTTTAAGCGCTAATGATGTCAGGACCCAGACTTGCAAAACAATATGTAAGTAATTACTTGGCTAATGATTTGCCTCCTCGTTTAATTACCTACAGAAACCATTGGAATTTAAGTGAGTCCCAACTTCCAGACCCTCGAAAGTTACTGACTTTTGAGCCTTTCACTCTGGATACTTGGCCCACGATTATCACCCTTGTCATTAATACTCGGTCTCTAGATAGAGAAGGCTATGAGTATGACTACGACCCTAACTACAGAGTGACGTATGAGATGCGTACTTATGTTTGGGCAAGAGCAAATGGTGCACAAACTGTAACAGAGCAGAGAGATAACTTAACCACTGTTGTTAGGGAATCCTTAATGGATGGCCCCTCGCTATCCGAGTACGACACAACTGTTCCCTGCTCACCAAAGATTGATGAAGGTACAATCAGAGAGGAATTCTCTGATTTAACACTAATTAAAGGCGAGAGACTTTTGGCTGGCGCATATGTGGCGTTTGATCTATCTCTTGAAGAAATTATTGACCATTCACCTCTTGGTATTATGCAGTCGCACGAAAATACTGTATCTAAGATTGCAATCACAGCCAATGCCCCAACAAATGTCATCGCTGTGGCTGGAGATACACAGGTAACTCTAAACTGGACTACTTCCACATGGAATGGTGGTGTTTATGAAATTACTGGTTACCAGATTCAGCAAAGCGCAGATAACGGTGCCACGTTCACAACTGTAGTTGCTGACACTGGCTCGTTAGATACCGCAAGAACTATTACTGGCTTAACGAACGGAACGAAGTATTTCTTCCGAGTTGCCGCTATAAACGCAGCAGGCACTGGTGCCTACTCTTCCAACAGTTTGGGAGTTACACCGTATGCTTAGTATTTATAGTTTCAACGATTTCTAGACAGTCGGTGGTAGTATAATAAGTGATAGAGCAGACGCTTTAAGCGTTTTGCCCTCAGGGCATGTTCAATACTGGTATTGTTAAAATCTAAGGAATATGGAGGCAAAAATGCCGGGAGTAAACGTCACAACAGCAGTGCGTAGCGGTCCTGTGGGCACTGGAGACATCGTGGCAGGTCAGTTGTTTGTCGTTGGCGAGACTGAAAGAGGTTCTACTACCGAACCTACTCTTCTTCGGTCTTTCAGTGATTACACGACCTATTATGGAAATTATCAGTCAGGTAGCCTTTACGCACATGTAAAGACATACTTTGACGAAGGCGGTTCACGCTGCTATGTTATGCGTGTACCAGGCGGTAGTGCTGCGGCTGGTAGCATTACACTAAACGATTCATCAGGATCAGCAACTCTAGACATCAATGCCAAAAACGTTGGTGCTTGGTCAGACAACCTCAAAATTCAGGTTGCTGCCGCTGATGTTGCCGGATTCAAAATTAAGGTAGTTCTTGACAATGAACTTCTTCTTACAACAAGAGACTTAACAGATGTAACTGATGCGATTAACGTTCTTAACGCTTCTTCAGTAGCACACTTGCTTGAGGCTGTGGACAATACCACTTCTGCAAACAACCCTGCTACGCTTGCATCTACTGCAATGTCTGGCGGATCAAACGGTTCTGCCGTAACTGAAACAGATATTCAGACTGCTCTTGCAACAGATACGACAAAACTTAGCCCAAACCTTAAGAGTGGTGCAGTTGCCGCTCCAGGTCGGGGTCATGGTGATAGCCCTTCAAGCCGAGTAATTTACAACGCTCTAAGGGATCACGCTTATGCTAACAACAGAATTGCTTTGTGTGACTTTGCCTCAGGCGAGTCCGCAGCAAACGCTAAGTCAAAGGCTGCTGAATACTATGCTGATTCTAAAGCACAATACATGGCGTTCTACTGGCCACAGATTAAGGTTCCTGTACCTAACTCTTCAGAGTTGGCAACAGGTACTTCTGCGCTACAGGGTGCAACCCTAACCATTTCACCACTCGGCTTTGTCGCTGGTGCTCGTACCAGAGCAGTACAGCAGTCAGGTGGCCCATGGCGTGCAGGTGCTGGTCAGATTTCATCAGCATACACTGTCAAAGATCTCGCTACAGACGTAACACCTGCTACAGGTGATGCGCTTGACGAGGCTAGAGTCAACGCTTTAAGAAAGATTGGCTCATCAATTCGTGTGTATGGTGCACGTTCAGTTTCTAATGATGAGGCAAACTGGCGATACATCACCATGCAAGACACTATGAACTACATCACAATCGGTATTGAGGATCGTATGGAACAGTACGTCTTTGAAACTATTGATGGTCGTGGAAACTTGTTTGGCCGGATTCGTGGTTCAATCAAGACTTTCCTTGAGCCAATCCGTGTTGCTGGTGGACTTTACGAGGCATACGATGAAACCGGTGCTCTCGTAGACCCAGGCTACAATGTGATTGTGGATGGTACGATTAATCCTGCAACCCAACTTGCTACTGGTCTAGTTAAGGCTCAGGTCGGTGTAAGGGTATCTGGAGTCGCAGACTTAATTGATATAGTAATTACAAAGAGCAACTTGTCAGCCCCAGTAATCTAAGGAGTAAGGTAAATGGCTAAAGCAACTCAGAGACAAATTGTTGCCGAGATCGCTCCGGTAACGGATGTTCCGGGTCACATTCCGGGTCCATCCTTTCCGAAGTACTTTGCAACTGTAAGTGGTGGCGAGATTAGTGCTGCTGTAGAAAAAGTGTATGATGGTAACAGCACCTTTCCAGAGGTACTGTGTGCGCCAGCAGAAATCGGAGACATTACTGTAAGTAAGTTCTACGATCCAGATGCAGACGGCGACGATGACCACGCCAAGTTGACCTCACTTCGCCAGTTGGTTGGTATGACATACTACGATATTGTCATCTACACAACTAACTGCGAACTGAAAGTTCCGGGTTCTGAGCGTACTTATGCTAAAGCCCTACTTGTTGGTCTAACGGAACCTGATGGCGATGCTTCATCAGGCGCTCCAGCGGCTTATTCACTGACATTCTCAGTGAGCACGGTTGGCGCTATCTAA